GTAAGCATGAGGTTTCCTCTTGGGTCAGCAAGACCTTTGCGAAGTCCTGCAACGGAGAATGATTGACATGGGGTTCCTCCCACGAGAAGGTCAATTGGTTGTTCATTGAAAACTGGGTTTTGATTTAGTTGGGTCATATCCCCAAGGTTGGGGACATCGGGAAAACGATGCTTTAGAACTGCGCTTGGGAAATGTTCAATCTCGGAGAACCATTGTGGTTTCCATCCGAGCGGATGCCATGCAACGGATGCGGCTTCAATGCCCGAACAAACGGAACCGTACCTCATGCGTTTTTGGCTTGAAGGATGCGACCGAGCAGGGTCCAGTTGACGGACCACGCCTTGATGGTTTCGGAGCGGTCGGGCTTGCTGCAAGACACGCACTCCTTGCGGATGTGGATTTGCCAGCGGCGGAAATCGGTGGGGGTTGGTTTCATTGAGTTTGGTTTAGGTTCAGCAAACATATACACAACCTACCCACATTCAGCCAACACCTGCTGAAATTCCTCCACCGAGCGGATGACTACATATTTGTAGCCAACTGCCTCCACGACCCCCTGCCACCATTTTTGGGAGAGGGACTGCTTGCCCTTGGGTGTTTTAAATTCAAGGAACACCGCACCGTTGGGCGATAGGTAGGTCATGTCTGCAACCCCAGCGGTCAGCCCGATACCCTTTAGGAAAAAGCCATTGGAGCGGGAACGGGGGTTGTTCAGGTTCAAGAATAGCAAACCCTGCTCGTTGGGTCGCATTAAAGCGAACAACTTGACGCAAGCGGCTTGGAGGTTGTATTCTTCCATCATAGCGAATTAGGTGGGTATTCGTTGGCTTTGGTGTAGGGAAGGTGGCATTGGATGTTTGCGATGCCGAGGGAACCGTTGCGGTTCTTGCGGACGATGACCTCCATGAGATCCGATGGCTGGTTCCTGTCGTGTTCGTAGGGACGATACACAAAGCCAATCTTGTCCGCATCAAACTCCAACTGCCCCGTTTCCCGAAGGTCGGACATGATGGGCCGATGGTCGCTCCTTCCCTCGGTTGCACGGGATAGGGATGACACCACGACCCCGAACACCTTCTGCCGTTTGCAAATTGCTTTGAGGGTCTTGGATATGTTGGTCATCTGCTCAATTTTCGGCTTGGCTTTGTCAATCTTGGTTGGCTCAACGAGTTGGAGGTAGTCCAAATAGAACCCGCAAATCCCGTACTTGGTTTTGAGTTTTGCAATTTCGCCTTCAATGCGGTCAAGGTTGGCTTGGTGCAGGTCCACGATATACAGCGGTTTGGATTTTAGGAGGTCCGCTTTTTGGCCAAGGTCCATGAAGTCCTTGGTGCTGATTCGCTCGGTCGGGTTTAAAAAGTGCGCCCCGTCCATGGTGGCGAGGTTGGAAAGCATCCGCTGGGTAAGTTGCTCCGCTGACATTTCAAGCGTGAAGAAGACCACGGGAATATCGGCCATGGCTTGATTCATTGCGATTTGCAGGGCCAAGAGCGTCTTGCCCATTGCGGGCCGTCCGCCAAGGAGGATGAACTCGGTGGGCTTGAACCCCGTCATCATTCGGTCCATTGGGCTGATGTAGGTGGGGAAGATTGAATCCTTGCGTCTGCCTTCCCTTACCTCATTCATGTTCATGAGGTAGGTCTTGGCCAGTTCGTGGGCCGTGGTTTCGGTGGCGTTGGTTTCAATCGCTTGCATGAATTGGTAACGGGCGAAGGCTTTGGGTATGTCCCTATCATGGGCCAACTCGTCCATGATGCGTTGTTCTTCCCTTTGCTTCCACGCTTCGTTAAGGTCGGAGGCATAGACCTTCCAATCGGATGTCAGCGTGTTGCCATCCAAGATGTCCACAAATTCGGCGATGACATGGGCTTGACCGTTGTCGATTAGGTGCTTGTGAACGGCTACCAGGTCAACAGGTCGCTCGGCTCGGTGGAGTGCTTCAATCGCCCGATATACGAGGACATGGTTCCCCGTGAATAGGCGTTCAGGGATTTGCAGAAGTAGGACCGCTCGGTTGGTAAATTGGTCCATGAGGCAGGACAGGAGCCTGCGTTCAGCGGTAAGATGGTAGGGGTTCATCGTCGGTTTGGTTTAGTGGGTTGAAGGTAGCGTTCCTTGGGATTACTTGGTCCTCCCATCGGCCTTGGTTTAAGTAGGTGGCCGCATGGGGTACGAACTGGACGGGGGTTTCTGCGTATAGGCGGGAGATATTGTTGATAGCGGCCTGCTGGTCTTCGTCCTTCAACTTGGCGAAGGCTTTGGATGCGGACTGCTTGGAGGTCTTGCGGGGGTAGAGGTTCCAAAATTGGTCAAACAAAATACTGCTATCCCTCTTGGGCTTTACCATTACCCCTTCCTCCTTTGCATTATTATTCTCCTTTTCATTATCATTCCCATTATCATTACTCATTAGGTTATGGGGTGGTTCGGGGGTGGTTAGGTCTTGGTTAGCCTTTGGTTTCCCGCCCTTGCAACCGTTCTCGTATTTACGCTGATTAGCATCCAGTTGCGGCTTTATGGATTCCCACACCGCCCGAACATACCTGCTCATTTCGGGTTCGTGTTGGTCAAGCCCGTACTGCACGATGGCTTGGAATAGTTCCAACTGCTCAACTGGGTCAAGGTGTTGGATGCTCTTGAGGAATGAGCGGTAGAAGATGAATGAATCTCTCATAGGAGGTAAAAAAAAAGCCCCAACTGATTCCAGCAGTCGGGGCAGGGGTTAGAGAAGGAACCCTTTATTGGACGCATCGTGTGGCTGGAATCACACACGGGCGTTATTAGTAAATGTAAATCGGGTACAAATTTACACTAAAACGGCATATCGTCAGCCTGTGGTTCAAATGCGTTGGCGGGACGGGATTCGTTCATCGGCTCCACTTTGCCTGATAAGAACTTCTTGCCGCTCTGCCCTTCCTTGACCCATGCGGATAACCGCATTTTGGTTCCGTCGGGGAGGATGATATCCCCACGATAGTCGGGGCGTTTTGGGTTGTCGCCCTTGTCGTTGGCGAACAGGGAGAAGGTGTTGGGTTGGGGGGTGTAGTTGCTCATGGGTTTTGGGTTGGGGTTTGGTTGGGTTTAATTGTGTAAGTACAGTTTTCTTGTACGAGCCAATTTGAGGCCCGTAAATCGCTTAGAATTCGGTAGGTGGTACGAAGGTTCACCCCAAGCACTTCGGCGAGTTCTGATGCCCTGTATGGCCGTGAGGCAAGGTACGACACGGCGTAGATGGTGGCGACCCTTCGTTGGATTTCTTTTCCTTTGGGTTTGGGCATGGTTAAGTGGTTTTAAAAGTCACAGCGATGCTTGGTTTTGTACCCTTGGCGGGACATACGGGGACCGCCTCGCCCGTGGATTCGTCGTAAACCGTTGCCTTGCCAGCGTTGCGGAAGGCCATCTTCAGCAGTTCCTCACGGGCTTTCATGCTTGCCTGCAAGTCGCTCCACACTTGGTCGTGCGAGTAGTCGGGTGTCAACGCCCCCTCCTTGACTTGGATTTCAGCACCGAAGGCGGAGAAGGTCTTGCCGTGCTTTTCGGCCTCGTCCCGAACGATGTCCTCGGTTGCCTTGAGGACTTGCTCCAAGGCTTTCACGACCGCCTTCAAGCGTACATGGGCGGCGATGGGATTGACCTCGCCTTCCTCGATTCGGAGGATGAGGCCAGCGGCGATTTCGGCGATGTCCTGCTTGGAAATGTCCGACTTGGGGATGGTTACTAAGTGGTTCATGGCATTACGGTGGTTTGTTGGGATTGAAAAAGGATGTAGAAGGTATGGACTTTGCGGTCCCAAATTGCCAATGGAAGATGAGCGGCAAACCACATTATTTCACTGAAAGTCAAATCATGATAATATTCATGTCGTTGTAGGATACTAATTAATTTCTCGCCATAACAAACTTCTTCATTCTTGATATCAAGGATGGCCTTGTAAACATCGGCATTACATTTTTCAAGTAAGGTCATGGCTTATTTTTTAGAGAGTTGATTTTGAATGAATTGAATGCCTTTCTCAAATCGGGCGGGGGTCATTTGGTCCAGGTCTTTCATGAACCGCTCCTGTTGCTCGGCGGGGAGTTTCTGCACCAACTTGAGGAAGTCGGCTTTG